TTCTGATACTGATTCTATCTACCTTAATATGGGTCCTTTGGTGGAGACTGTATACAAGGGAAGAGAAAAAACTACTGAGAGCGTTGTTTCGTTCCTTGATAAGATCTGTAAAGTGGAACTTGAAAAATATATTGAGAGTTGTTACCAAGAACTGGCTGACTATGTAAATGCCTATGCCCAGAAGATGCAGATGAAGAGGGAGAATATTGCTGAAAGGGGTATTTGGACTGCTAAGAAAAGATACATTTTGAATGTTTGGGACTCAGAGGGTGTTAGGTATTCTGAACCTAAACTTAAAATTATGGGAATGGAGGCAGTAAAATCTTCAACTCCTGCACCTTGTAGGACTATGATTAAAGAAGCATTCAAGATTATTATGACTAAAACTGAAGATGATATGATTGAATATATCAGTAACAGTAGAAAGTATTTTTATAGTCTTCCCCCAGAAGAAATTTCTTTCCCACGATCAGCTAACAATATCAATAAGTACAAATCCCATAGTATGATTTATAGTAAGGGGACACCCATTCACGTGAGGGGAGTTCTGCTGTATAATCACTATATCAAGGAGAATAACTTAGACAATAAATATCCCATTATCAATAATGGAGAAAAAATTAAATTCTGTTATCTCAAAAAAGCAAACCCAATTAGGGAGAATGTTATCTCCTTTATTCAACAGTTTCCTAAGGAATTAAATCTTGGTAAATATGTTGATTATGAACTTCAGTTTGAGAAAAGTTTTCTTGAACCTTTAAAGACTATTCTTCAGTGTATTAATTGGGGCACTGAAAAGAAAAATACATTAGAATTCCTTTTTAGTTAACTATGGACTTTTTAAAAGATATTGTAAAAGAAATTGGTGGAGAATATACGCAACTAGCAGCAGACATTGATGAACTTGAAACTTATGTGGACACGGGTTCGTACATATTTAATGCTCTTGTCAGTGGGAGTATCTTTGGTGGTGTATCTGGTAACAAAATTACTGCAATTGCAGGTGAAAGTAGTACTGGAAAAACTTTCTTTAGTTTGGCAGTGGTCAAGAATTTTCTTGATAATAATCCTACTGGATACTGTTTGTATTTTGATACTGAAGCTGCAATCACCAGATCCTTATTGGAAAGCAGAGGCATTGACACAACTAGAGTCGTGGTGGTCAATGTTGTTACAGTTGAAGAGTTTCGTGGTAAGGCACTAAAAGCAGTTGACCTTTACTTGAAAAAACCAGAAGCAGAACGCAGTCCTTGTATGTTTGTGCTAGACTCTCTGGGTATGCTTTCAACCAGTAAGGAAATTAGTGATGCTCTAAATGACAAAGAAGTTAGGGATATGACCAAATCCCAACTCATCAAGGGTGCATTCAGAATGCTCACCCTGAAACTTGGTCAGGCAAACATTCCAATGATTGTAACAAATCATACCTATGATGTTATTGGTGCTTATGTTCCAATGAAAGAAATGGGTGGTGGTAGTGGACTCAAGTATGCTGCATCTTCTATCATCTATCTTTCTAAGAAGAAAGAAAAAGATGGAACAGATGTTATTGGCAATATCATCAAATGCAAAACACAAAAATCACGTTTAAGTAAGGAGAATCAAGATGTTGAAGTACGTCTTTATTATGATGAGCGTGGTCTTGATAGATATTATGGTTTGCTTGAACTTGGAGAATTGGGTGGGTTATGGAAGAATGTTGCTGGTAGATATGAAATGGATGGTAAGAAAATTTATGCAAAACAAATTCTTGCAGAACCAGAAAAATATTTTACCCCAGAAATAATGCAAGCACTTGATGAGACTGCAAAAAAACAATTTAGTTATGGGGGATGATGGAAAAAGTTGAAACTACTATTCTAAGAAATTTACTTTTTAATAATGAATATTGTAGAAAGGTTTTACCTTTCCTTAAAACTGAATACTTTGAGAACATTCATGAGAAGGTAGTTTTTGAAGAAATTTGTAAGTTCATTGTTGCTTATGATGACCTTGCTACCAAAGAAGTTCTTTTGATTGAAACAGAAAAAAGAACTGATATTACAGAAGATACTTATAAAACTATTTGTGAGTATATTTCTACCCTTGATGATTCATCTGCTGATAAACAGTGGTTGGTTGATACCACAGAAAAGTGGTGTAGAGATAGGGCAATCTATCTTGCACTTATGGAAAGTATCAAGATTGCTGATGGACAAGATGAAAAGAAATCTAGAGATTCTATTCCATCTATTCTCCAAGATGCACTTGCAGTTGGATTTGATAATAACATTGGTCACGATTACTTAAAAGATTACGAAGAAAGGTATGAATCTTATCATAGAAAAGAAAACAAAATTCCATTTGACCTCGACTATTTCAACAAAATTACAAAAGGAGGTCTCCCTACTAAAACTCTCAATATCGCACTTGCTGGTACTGGGGTCGGCAAGTCTCTATTCATGTGCCATGTGGCTAGCTCCGTCTTGCTCCAAGGGAGGAACGTACTGTACATTACGCTTGAAATGGCAGAAGAGCGCATTGCAGAAAGGATTGACGCTAACCTCCTAAATGTAAACATCAAAGACATTCAAGATTTGCCAAAACAAATGTTTGAAAGTAAGGTAAATACCCTTTCTAAGAAAACACAAGGCACTCTGATTATTAAAGAGTATCCAACTGCATCAGCACACTCAGGTCACTTCAAGGCACTTCTTAATGAACTATCTCTTAAAAAGTCTTTTAGACCTGACATTATTTTTATTGATTATCTTAACATTTGTGGTTCATCAAGATACAAAAGCAACTTTTCTGTAAATTCTTATTCATATGTCAAGGCGATCGCAGAGGAACTCAGGGGACTTGCAGTTGAATGCAACGTACCAATTGTCTCTGCTACACAGACTACTAGGAGTGGTTATGGCAATAGTGATGTCGATCTCACTGATACCAGTGAATCTTTTGGTTTGCCAGCTACTGCTGACCTTATGTTTGCTCTCATCAGCACAGAGGATTTGGAGCAAATGGGGCAGATAATGGTAAAACAATTAAAGAATAGGTATAATGACCCTACTATGAACAAGAGATTTGTTGTTGGTATTGATAGGGCAAAGATGAGACTCTTTGATGTAGAACAGAGTGCTCAACAGGATATACTTGACTCTGGACAAGAAGAAGAGTATACTTATAAGGAAGAATCTAAAAAAGAAAAATTCGCAGGGTTTAAATTCTAATGATTGATAAAGTTGATTTTACTAAGTACCAAAACTTTGTAGATGCTGTAACATCTGATGCATCTAAAGATTTTGTAACATTCTCTGATCGTATTGCTGAACTGGATAGGAATGGTGCTAATATTGAACGCCTCCTCACTGCTGGCGTTGGTATCAGTGCTGAGGGTGGTGAGTTCCTGGAGATTGTAAAGAAAATGATTTTCCAAGGTAAAGCCTGGAATGAAGACAACAAAGACCACTTGATTACTGAACTTGGTGATATGATGTGGTATGTTATGCAAGCTTGTATTGCCCTTGAAGTTCCTATTGATTATGTGATTTCAAGGAATGTAGATAAACTTCTGAAGCGTTATCCTGAAGGTGCATTTGATGTATTCTACTCAGAGAATCGTGCTGACGACGATAGATAATAATAAAAGATAAATGGCTCAGCAAAAAGATAAACAAGAAAAAGCGTCCATAGCTACTTTTTATTATGCAATAGAATTGGGATCTAATTTAGAACCTGATGCTGATATGGAACTAAAAAATGCTTTGTTAAAAATATATCCAGGAATGGATGCAAAATGGTATTCTGCATTTTTAAAACAGGCACGTGCATTAATTAAATATCTAGGACACAGAGAAGGATCAAAAGATAGTTCTTGGCTTTATGCTTGGTATGATGGTAAACCTGAAGAAATACCTTCAAGTTCAACTACTACATTAATTAATAAAGTGTGGGATAATTTTACACCCCAACAACAAAAAATGTTTGGTAGTAAAAAAGATAGTTGGAATACAGTTGATGTTTATATGGTAAAAAAAGCAGAAGAGTCAAAATTAGAAAGAACTATTAATTTATTGGAAAAAGAGTTTAATACTTCTAAATTGTCACCAGAAATTTATGTAGGAACAATAAATGCGTTCATGTCACAATCTCTTAAAAAAAAGACATTAATACCAATTTCTTTAAAAAAAGTTACTCCAGGAGCTTTAGAAGCATCTTTAAAAGAAACTAATATTG